GCATCATCTGTAAGGGTCGAAAAATTGTTTTTATCGCCGTGTGTATCATTTCAACGGCTCTGTATCTGAAGTACTCTAGAAGTAAACGTTCGCAGTTCCTGCTGGAGCAGCTGTGATCTTTTCAAGACCAAGCTCTTTCACAAGAATAATGTGATAATACAAATCAGCACCAAAGATGTTATCGACTACACCATAACGAGTCAACAGTCCAACGCGTGGAGCGAAATCATTCGGTCCAATGGTACGTTGAATCATGATTGGAATGTATGGGCAGTAGATGAGACCAGTATCGTAGAATTCTGGTCCTTTGTAGCCGAGTAATACATACTCGACACGTCCGGATCCGAGAGCTCCACCATTATCACCACGCTCAGCTGCGCGGCCTTTGGCTCCTCCACCTTCGTATTGTGCTTCAGTGCGTGTATCACGATATACGTTGAATCGTCCACCCAAGTTACCGACGCGAGCTACACCAACAGGTTGTGTGTTTACATTTCCTTGAACTTGCATCCACTGGAATTCAGGGAGCATCTCAAGGATTGCACATACACGTGGTGTGGCGATCAAGAAGTTAGCAGCACCACGGCGATTGCGAATAGCAATCCGGTTGGCTTCAACAATGATCTTAGCATAAAGATCACGGTTACGTTCAGCCATCCAACGAGCATCAGCAGTGGATGGATTCCATACACTATAGCCTTTGCCTTTGCCTGCGTTAAGTGCTACTTGAACCATTCTCATGAGCATTTCACGGTCGATTTCGGCCTGAATTTCATACGACATAGCGTTTGTTAATTCATTATCGATATCGATACCGTTCATGTTCTTAAGATCTTGTTCAAGCTCAACACTCCAACGTGCAGCTAATCTACGTGTGCCAGCTTCAACAGAGGTCTTTTCAAAAGAAACGACCATCTGTGGAATATCACCTGTCAGTTCGAACTCTTCGAGAAGACGAGCAACACCAGTGTCTGTACCAACCATTTCGAAGTCAGAATTACCACTAAGTGCGGCAGAACTAGCTCCTGTGAAACGGGTGTCAAGATAGTTGTAACCAACTTCTTGTTCGTCAGAGTGAAGAGATGGATCAATTTCACCACCTACATTACCAGGACGATTACCACTTGGTGCGAAGTCTTTTCCGTCAACACCTGTACCAAGAGAGTCTGCTTCGTAACGATAACGAAGAGCAAACGCAAGACCAACCGGACCGCTCATAGGTTGAACACCAACGATTTCGTTAGTAATCAACTCTGGGAACGTACGACGGATCATTGGAATCAAGATCTTTGGAAGACGAGCATCACCGGTGGCATAGTTGTCACCAGCTGGGGTCATTGCCCCGCCGAATCCCATGGATGATGCAGAACCAAACACTCCACCGGTTCCGGCGGTATTTGCTTCATTGATACACCATGACTCTTGGTTTTCCAATAGTACAGCTGTAGAGTAACGGGTGTGATCATCCTCGATTGCAGCAACATTGTCAGATTTGTAGTCCAATACTGGAGCCCACTTTTCTAACAGTTTGTCTGCACGAGCTTGATCAACGTATGGAGATGGGGGTTTAACAGAAGTTACACTCATTTTATTTCTCCTTTGACATTACACATACTCAGGTATACACCTCAACTTTAAAATTAGAACTTACTCAGTTCAGACATGTAATCAAATGCATGATTTACTTGATTACCATTCTCTGGTTGAGCAGTTGTTTGTTTAGATTCTTGTACAATTGATTTCTCTGGGCGATCTACTTGAGCTCTTCCCAGTGAGGCTTGTTTCTTCGCTTGTTGAATTTTATCCTCTTCGGTTTTCTCAAATAATTTGAGAGTATAATCAAAATTTTCTTCGATAAAATCTAATGGCTTGTTGCTAAGCACTCTTGTTATGTATTTCTTTTTAACTGTCGGAAGACCAGCTGTTTTTTCTTCTAGGAGTTTTTCACGTTGTAAGCTCTCTAGCTGCAGCTTTAATTCATTATTTTCAGTGCTCAACTGGTTTGTTTTATCTGTAGATTCTTGAATCTGTTTTTTACCATCAATTATAGCGGAGCGAATACTATCTTTACTCAAAGCATCATTCACTGCCAAAAATTTACGCATTTCGCTAAGCTGCCGTTCAGCTGTTTTATTTTCAACAGCC